ATTACTAGGTCATCATGTTTTCCTGATTCGGCTTCATAAGAATTACCTTTTTTAGAAAATGTGGATAATTCTTTAATTGTATTCTGATCGTTGATGATTAACTGATCTTGTTCAATGAGTAACTTTAAAATAGAACAACCTACTGATTTAACAGATTTTGTAGTTCTAATTCCTTTATCTACTTCTTTACTACCACCAAATCCAGTAGTGATTCTTTTACCTGCTCTACCAGCATGTTCAGTGAATAATAAGTTATCATACTCAAAGTCATGCTGAAGTGCTGTGGCGACTTGTTCACCAATATCATTGATTTCCACAAGCACCATGGCTCTATTATAAGATTTGCAGGTACGGAACATTATTTCTGCATAATCAATGGGAGTAATATAATTATTCCTATAAACACATACTTGATTATAAGGCATTGCAGTTACATCAATAATGTGAAATGCAGAATAATCTAAACCTTTTCCACGCGAGACATCGGCTATACATACATATGAATGATTTTCGGCTGGAGGTGCATATTGTACCAGTCCTTCCTTTTCATGTATCGGCTGTTTATAAACTAATTGTTTAAGTTTCCAGCCTGCAATGAGAGTTCCGGATGATCCTTGGAATTCAACATTATATTCCTGGTCAAACTTTTCTTGATCAAAGTTTAATGCTGCAAGTGCATCATGTCGCCAGTTGTCATCTCTTCCTGGAACTTCAGTCCATCTAACCATAATGGGTTTGTAATTATTTCTTTTTTCAATGGCATTTTGCCATATGGCATAGAAGTGATTTAACCCATTCGGAGTACTTACTAGAATTACCTGAGTAGTTTTACCCGAGGAAATTGTAGGATAAACGGATGTGAAGAAATCATCCCAATTATCAATGAATGCTGCCTCGTCAATAAACAGCAAATTAATAGTAAAACCACGAATATTATTGGATGAAGTAGCCGTAGCAATTACTCTACTTCCATTTTCAAGCCCGAAAGATCCTTTATTCCAATCTTCAACACCCTGCTGCATCCATTTTGGTAAATGTTGATATGCAAGCTGAATTTTACCTAGAATTTCACGGGCTGTTTCACCCTTATTTGCAAGTAAAGCAACGTTTTTACTTTCATTGAATAGAATATACCACAAAATAAATGCACATACAACTGTCGACTTACCTGACTGCCTGGCCGTGGCAAATACACAGTATCTTTCCTCAGCCATTGCTTTCAGCATTTCAATCTGATAACTATATGGAACAAAGCTTATAAGGCCTTGATCCACATTAACAATTTTCATATAAGTTTTAACGAAGTATACAATATCCTTTGAGCATTTTATCCATTCTTTGATAAGCTCTGGTGACCAATTGACATTAACACCACTTCGCTTTAGATTTGGATTGCCTAGATATGGTTTAAAATTTGGAATTAAATCATTCATTTTTTATTGACTTGGTTTATAATTCGTGGTATAATTAGCCTGTGGCTATAAACAATACTATTGATTTAATTCTGGTTTATTGCCTGCTATCAATGCGGCTAACTCGGCAGTCGAACCAACGAATAATTGATTTGTAATATGTTTCTTTGCTTCTTCACCATGAGGATCATGTATTTTTTCTATATCACCCATGGTTTTCTGCAAGGCAACCAATTTATCACTAGCATTAACTACGGTATCCATAAGTTTTGCTAATACTTCAAATGCTCTGGGATTTTGTGATTGTTCTGCAATCAATGCAAGTTTAGTAATTGCTTCAGTACCGTTTTCAACCACTTCTCTGATGTTTGATCTTGAGAAGGTAAAGTCTTCCTTTGCAGAGTCATTCGCTGCTTGTCCAATGATAGTCGATATAGTCTGACTATAATCGATGGGAGCCAGTGGTCCAATTCCTAATGACCTATCAATGGGGTTATCATCATTATCTGACATATTATTGTCCATTAACTGTTAAATTCGCTTATATTAGTAACAAATCCATAATCATCTGTTGCGAGTATTTGATCGACTGGTATTGACAAACTAGAATTAGAAGTAGGTAGACCGTTTGCTGTAAGACCAGGTTGAATATGTATGGTAGCTGATTTATCCGTATTAGCAATATTTGTTATATCTTCCGGAATGTAGATATTAGTATTTGAGTATTTAATGACCTTGGATGTTCTTACAGGACCGTATAAGTAACCCTTAAGAATGAAGTCAAGTGTCCAGACCATAGATCTACGATCTTTAAATTCTCCATCATATACATCATCCAAACCAACATTAGTTAATACGATGGGAATATCATGCTTTATATCCATTTCTGGTATGATTATGGCTGTTACAGTCCAATCAGGAGTAAAATAAGGCAGTATTTGCTCAACAATTTTTGTTCCATCCTCGGCATTTTTACAAAGAATGCTAAGTTTAAATCCTATGTTATAAGGAACTGGAACATAGTCGTAGGATCTTTGTGTACTGTCCGATGCATTGTTATGTGCAATTCTGTTAACAGTCTGTAATTTTCTTGTGCCATCATAGGCAAAACTACTCATTTCAAATGAAATCATGGGTAGCGGATAAGTAGCTGTGGGTCTATCAATATTTGGATCTTGAACTACACGAGCAAGCATTTTATCTTTAGGTCCATATCCGAGCGGAACGCGTTCAAGCATAGTTATATTTCCAGCACTATCTGTTCTTGTTATTCTAATATTATTAAAAAGTGTGCCGAATAGTATTATATACTTCCGAAATAGATCAAAATAAAATGGCTTAAACATTAAAAGTACCTTTTTTATAAATAGTTTGTGGATCGCGAGTTCCGAGGCTCCATCCACACTAGAACTAAAAAATTAAAGAAGGAGTTCCAGCAATGGATATTTATATTCCATATGTTTATTGTATAGAGCATAATTTAATTAAAAGAAAATACATCGGCTGTAAAACTGGCAAAGATGCTAATCCAGAATTATTTTGGATTAAGTATTTTACAAGTTCAAAAAATATTAAAGATATTATTAAAAAAGAAGGTAAAGAAATATTTTCTATCAAATGGATTAAAATTGTATCTTCAGCTGCAGAAGCATTTGAAATAGAAGAAAAAGCATTAAAAGAAGTTAATGCTGCAACAAATGAAGAATATTATAATTGTAATGAAGGTTCTAAAAATTTTAATCCAACGAAAGCCAATAAATTAAAAGTAGAAAATGGAACTCATCATCTTTTAAGGAAAAATGGTGGAAGTGAAAAAAATAAAAAATTAGCAATGACAAGAATTGAAAACGGTACACACAATTGGTTAGATGGCAGTAAAGCTAGAGAAACACAGTTGAAGCGTATAAGTGAAGGAATTCATCAATTTCAAAATAAAGAATTACAAAGTAAGTGGGGAAAAATTAGTTTACAGAGAAAAACACATAATTTCTTAAAAGAAAATGGTGGCAGTGAAATGTCATCAAAAAGAAATAAGAAATTAATAGAGGAAGGAAAACATGTATTTCTATGCAATAATCCTAATAAAATAAAAGTAGAATGTCCACATTGTCATAAAATTGGTGGCCGATGTTCCATGATAAGATGGCATTTTGATAATTGTAAAATGAAAATCTAATATCTTCCCTCTGAGAATGGATTGGTTTCGCTAAAGTCAATGAAGCCATCTGAACCAAGAGAAAAATTATTGCTTCCGCTTTGTATTACATCATTGATTGCACCAGGATCGATTGTAGCCGGAGTATAGGTCTCAGATACAAGAATATTTCCAGATTCATCTAATAATATATTGCTGAGTTCATCTCTGAGTGCATAATCAAGAATATTCAGTGAGAATTTAGTCTGTAGAACATCAATAGCAGCGATACCGGTATTGATTTTTTCATTGGAATATTCAAATAATTCACAAGTCAATTCCCAAGTTTGCAGAGCACCAAACTGGTAGAACATTTCAAATTTATTAACATACTTGATTTGGAAACACTTATTATTCAGCGGGAAGTATACTAGATCGCCTTCATTAGGTCTAACTTGAGCTGTTTGTGAACCTATTTCCTGATTGAAAACTCGTTGAGATATAGAGAATATTACTTGATCTCGGATTTCAACTCCGAACTTTGATAGGAAATTTCCGTCACCACTAAATCCATCAACTGATTTGATATAAAGTTCTACCAGGTAAGCACTGTCATATTCAGATTGATCGTCCGCAGTATATAGCGCATCAAAGTTTTTAATGACACGCGGGCAGTAATACATATCCTCACCATACATACGAATTGCTTCGATGATGAGATCCTCATATAAGGATTGCTCATTTGAAGCATCGTAGTTACGGAAGTAAAGATTAGTCGACATTTATTTTCTTCTTGTTGCTATAAGTGCCATTTTCTTTACTGGATCTTTAGAATCTGGTGCAACATGTGTCTTGGATGTGCCAATATCATCAGGATGTAATTGCACCTTTGTACCATCTGGATGTTCACCATGTACTATAATATCTGGATGACTTGCTAATTTCTTCCATGACTTTGCAGCACCTTGTGAATGACTTGTGCCCTTTAATTCTAACCCATGATTCATAATTAAATGATGGTATAACTGATGCCCAGAAACAGGCGAACCTTCACGCTTATGCATGGTTAAAAATCCAAGTCGCTTACGATCACCAGATTTTTCAGTACTTACATTAGTCAGTACGTGATGTATTAATCCAGTCTTAGAATCTCGAGTGAAGTGAGTCATGCCTCCACCGGGATTTTCCTTGGCGTGCAACTCAAGTCCACCAACTGATCCTATATGTTTTGATCCCTTTAGAAAATGCTCACCACTATCGTATTTGATTTTCTTTGAAAGATAATCAGGGCGATGCGGTGGCTTTTCAGTAATTACTGCTTCTTTAAAAAATTCTTTATATGAAAACAAGGTTTTTTATCCTATTATATCAATTACAGGCTTAACCAATTTGGTCAGCGACTGGAAGAGAATATGAATTGATGAGTTCTTGCTCAAGTTCTCTTCGTTCTAAAGTTGCTTCATCAAATATTTGTTGACCGTTATATGTTATACCACCGGGCAATTGCATACCACTAAACTTCTTTAGATTTGTGCCCCA